AGTGAAAGTATTTGTATATAAATAACTTGTGATGATTGGCAACTTAGCTGATCCCTTTAGAGTATTTATCGCAATCCTATGGAAGATAGTTACAAGAATTTACTAGATCAATATCCTTTTTTAAGCTTCGTGGTTTATGGCGGTAACGATTATATTGGTATCATACAGAATTCAGATGAAATCATCACCACTATCTACGATTACGCGGCCCTGCGCACCCTGGCACAGCGCAGTCTGTTCCTAGAGCTAGCAGATCAGTGGTGGTGGGAAAGCAATAGACTGGTGCCTATCAACGTATTTTTAAAGCAGGATTGGGTGGAATTTAGAGTTTGCTTAAAAACGTTCAACAGCAAGGATGTGGAAATCAAACATGGACCTTACGTAAGCCTAAAAGAAATAGCTAATAAACGCAGTAAGCGTCGTAGTATTACATTAATTAGGAAGGTTGATTAGTAGATTAAGATTTACCACTACTAATTGACTGTACGCAAGAGAATGGCTCTTTTTAAATGCGTACTCACCCTCAACCTTATCCCAAACAGTAGCACTAACATCTTTCCAAGTACGACCGACTAAATGTCGTTTTCCTGGACGGATCACTGCTAGGAACATAGCTAGTCGTGGAATAGTATCCACAGGCTCTGGCATCTTAAGCAAGGTATCATAGTGATTGTTGATGTGAATTAGTTGACTACAAATTGCAGGATCATATAATTTAGTCCAATCAGGTTCCTGCATCAGCGTAATCAAATGCTCTTCATTCTTAACTTGTTTATAAACGTGTACGTTCAATAGGTCTAATTTCATATAGCCACGATCTTCAGCAATGTTATAATCCAAACTAGCTGATCCTACAAAAGGATCTACAGGTATGTCTGTAGCATACACACCTGTGTTGTGTTTAACTAATTTACCATCACGGATAATGCTAGCTGGTGTGACGTTCAACAAGTCTAACACCTGTTGTCGATCTGCAAAGTCTATGTCAATATCACTACGAAATTTCATTTGGATAGCGGTCAATTATATTTTATAATCTTTGAAGGTTTTAATAATAGATTCGAATTGTTTTTTCATTATAGAATTTACATTTAATAGTTGTAATGTATTATGATAAGATATTATTTTAAGTTTGTCAATAGTCTGTTGATCCCACGACATTTGAGATATTTGATTTAATAAATCGGATATGGCTAACATTCTTTTTTCAGTATCCGATATATTATCATATTCCTCAGACCAAATATCATTGAATGTTTTAAATCCAAGTGATCTAAGATGTTCTAAGAATTTATATGACCCACAAATTATAAATGGTATCCCTGTTAGTAACGCTTTAACTGTTTTTTCTGTCAGATGGAATTCATTATGCTCATACATGCATGTTTCTGCAACTAGCAAAAGTTTAGATTTATTATATAGACCTATAGGAATTGACGAAGAAATCGTATAATACTGGAAAATGTTTTCCAGAGGATCGAATTCATTTAAATCAAGATTCAGATCAACTTCTCTACTAGATTTGCCTAATTCTTTACCGTTATAGTTTAAAATATAATTATCAAAATTAAGTTGCGTTTGCAAAATATTTACAAATTGATTCCGCCAAGATTTTTGAATTCCTATTGTAGCAGAAAAGATAAATTCTTTGTCTATATCAAAATAATAATTTCTATCTTGAAAAAAATCAATTATATTAGAATCTGTAGCACGTTTAATATAATCATATAAAAAATAATGCCAATGGATTAATTCATAGTTTAAATTAAAATCAAATCGATTTTTATCCCACCAGCCATTGGTAAAAAAAATATATCTTTTATTTTTTGGATAATGTAAGAAACAATCGTATACGTGAAATCCTTCCAGGATTAAATCTACTAATATTACAGAAGATGTGGATTGTTTGATTGAGTTAATATCGTAATACGGTATAACAGCTATTCCAGTTGGATCACTGTTAAACAGATTTAATATATCAGTTGAGTTTTTATCCAGATAATGATTAAAATTTTCAAAATTTTTAAAAGAAGATATAAACTCGTTTAAAATTAAATTTTTACAATTAAATGATATCATAGTCGAGCTTCTACTAATATTTGTTTGACCCACTCAGTGTCAGCCACATAGTCTCGAAATTTCTGTTGCCAATAGTCTGGATCTATCCAAGTAAGAATAAGACCAATTTGATCATCGTTAAGAGCATCAAGAAAGTCAACACCGGTATCGCAATTAAAAACAATCCAAGGGCTAACCCTACCATTAGCGATGTGATGACACACGCGATTAGGATTGCCAAACCTAAAATAATCACTAAATCCATTTTTAAATTCTCCATGTTCATCTGCATAATCCTGCATCTCCTTTAGGGCACGTTCGAGCGCATCTTGGACTGCTTCTTTACGCATATACCCTTTAAGATATTCTAAGTATACCTTCTCATGTGTCCAATGATCAAGTTTCTTATTTTCTTTGATCACCCAATCAATAAACATCTTAGGATTAACCGCACGGATAGCTACCATGTGTCGACCAAACTTAACAAAGGCTTTGTAGTAAGGACTAGCCACAAAGTCTGCATAAGACTTCATCTTAGCTGAGCCTTGTGTCATTTCATAGAAACGCAAGTATGCTTGGAGCCCAAACTGTACACCAGTTTCTCGTTCTTCTTGCCAGCGTCGTTTTTGCTCGCAGAGATGCACTGCAAGACTTGACTCTTTGCGGAACTCTTTACTACAATATCGGCACTTATAGCTCGGACTTGATTGATTTGTCATCGTATCCGAGTGTTCGTGCCATGTCTGCAAGATCTCGTTTATCATTGATAGTTGCCAGTAGTTCTATTTCATCATCTTTGAGATGCGGAAAGTGTTTGATTAAAAATTTTACTGCCTTGCTGTTGCTTTCTTTCTTTTTACCTTTGAGCCAATAGTGGAACTGATTGCCCATCTGCGGACTCACTGTGGTGCAGGTCAGCCACTGTAGTTTAGGATGTCTGTTGATCTCAAAGAAGTTTTTGTTTACACGTTCATTAGTAGCCATTAGGTAATAGGCTTGTAGGTCTTTATTACCACCGACATTAGCACCATACTTCAGCATAAGATATGTTGAGAATTTCTTACGATCTTCATCTGTGAAGTTGTCATAGTAACTACGATCCTTGCGATCGTAGGCCTGCATTTCATATTTGATTTCTAAACTACTGCTCACTTCTTATTCCATCCCTTGCTGAGATAACTTAATATACGATCTACGCTAGACTGCATATTATTATATTTGTTTTTCAGTGCGGTGATTTCATCTGCTTGTTGATTAACTAAATCTCTTAACCTATCAAATTCTACCCTGCTTTCGCGGATAGTTTTATCATGTGACATCAGGTTTGGACGCGGTGGCGCATTTGGGTCAACTTCACGTTTCTTTTTTTGTTTAAACTGTTGTGGGTTAAATGCCATTTTCGTTTTTCTCCGAGAGCTTATATATAATTATACATTTTTCAACTGCTTCTGTCAAGGCTGGCGTTAGGTATCTTTTCGGATATATTTCGTTCCATAAGCGTTGCTCTACCAATTCTTTAGCTTTCCAGCTTTGCCCAATCATAAATCGTTCTCTTTCAGGTGCACCGATTTCACGGGCATAGGTCGTTTCTCCGCCATCTGGACTTTCGTATATGTAAGTTGCCCCTGGTTTCAAATTACCCATTCCAATGCCTCACTATGCCTGCTATGATCATCAAGCAGGTAATCAAATTAATACCAGCGATAACAGTACGTATCAGTGCTATACGATCTGCTTCATCATCATCAGCACCTTCTTTTTGTCCGAGTGCTTTGGCCCAGATACGCCATATCTTATTTGTTATCATATAATTCTATCCATTTCTTGTATAATCTTTCTGCCCATACTTTATGGCTTTGTATTCCATAATGAGCACCATCTGCTGCTACATCAATCTGAGTGCCAATGGTCGAACTAAATTCTTTGAATCCGTATAAGAATTCATGGCATTTGACAGCATCAGCATTTTCAATATTACAAGTATATGTTATTAAAAATTTATTGTTACCATCTCTTAATCGACCAACGATTCTATTAACAATATTTTTAAAATTAAACAATAAATTTTCTTCGTTAAAAATTAAAGAATTAGATAATTTATCTTTAATGTTGTAAATTGATTTGTCTTGTATCATATCATTTTCTAGATGTCGTATTCTATAAATATCAGTAAATTGAATAATTAATTTTGAATTTTTTATAGAAAATGTAGATAATAAATCTTCAGTATTATAGTTACTCTTACCGCCCATTCCAAAATTATTATATTCCATTCCCATTAAATTTGATAACACATGAGGATATGTTGTTTCTATAGAAGTGTGCCCAACTCCTTCAGTATGACTACATCCAAAGAAATTTAATTTATCTTGATCTAATATTTTGAAAGTATTGTCAACATTCTTATCAGATTGTAAAAATTCTTTTTGATATTTAAGAAAAAATTCTAATTCAGTTTGATATAGTTTAATTACATAGTTTTCGTGATCCTTTAAAATAACTATGTCGTCAAATTTATCGATAAGTGATATTATATTGAGAAATCCAATTTCTACAGGTGAAGCAGCGTAGCTAACTCCGGATTTAATTTCATCTGCGATTGAAAATAATGTACCACCAAAGGGTATCTTTTGTTCCTGGCAGATACGTTCTGCTTCTTTGTTCCCACCAAGATGATTAATTACAAATAATATTGTTTTTACCATATTTTGCCGTAGTCTACTACTTCGCTCTGGCGGCTGATATCTTTAACGAAGTAAGCACACAATGGATGATCGCCGTCATTAATAGGAACTGCTAACATCTGTCCAGGCCGCAGTTTAGGGAAATACCATTTAACATCTTGATAGATATCTACGATTTCAATTGGATGGAATTCTGGTTTAAAACTGTCTAGAGGATTAAAACAGAACACACTGAATCCACGATCGTTGATACTGGTTAAAGGTATAACTTCTAAGTCGCCAAAGTCTGGCTCACCAATTAATACTTGCCAATCCACAGGCATTTTAACTATGTTATTACCAATGCGTAAGACCAATGCTGGACTATTAAAGGATTCTAGGAAGATCAATGGGATAAAGAAGTAATCAGGATTCTTTGGGTCGCTGTTGTCTAATATAGCAAAACGTAAGTCCTCAACTTCATCTGGGATCTCATTCATTTCGTATGCGGTGTTTTCTAGTGTTAATATATACATATTATTTCCAATGTGTTGTAATTCTAAATAATGTTTTAAAATAATCATCATGCGATAGTGCATTGTTATGATTGTATCTATTGTCTACTCCGTGTTGTATGTCCCAAGGTTGATATTCATCTTTAGGCCACACGATATTATGCTGAGACCAGTCTTGCTGTTGTAAAGGGCCTGGAATAAAAACATATGGAATCTTTTTCTTTTCAAGTTGATTTAATCCATCTCTCAATATATAATAGCTTTTTATCTCATCAATGTCATGGGTTTGTATAAATGTTTTGTAGTACTTTATAGCAGACACAAGGTCGGCTGGCAAAGAATCGATTATTTCATCGATCTGTGTTGACATAATATATTTTTTAGAGTTAAATTCTCGAAAATTTTCAATTTTCAATGTTTCTACAGGTATCTCAAATCTTTCGGGTTGAGATGCTCCTACAATAACGTAGTCTGCATTTTCATTAATAGCCTGATCAATTTGTATTCTAATAAAAAAATTACTTGCTCCACCCCGAGCTAAGTTAATAAAATCAAAATTTTTTTCTTTTACAAATTGATCTAAAAAACTATAGTTATGTTTATATCCTTTGTGTTCTAATTCATCAAGAAGAAATTTAGGTAAATCAATCTTGCTAAGGTTATTAACTGCCGGATAGTTAGGCCAATCTGCCCCTTTCATTTGTTGCCACAGTGGGTAACTTGATGTCATAAAACTACATCCGCATACGGCCAATTTCTTCATTGCCAATCTGCTTTCTCCACAATAAAAGGATATGAGGCATCCTTGTAAAATTGTTTGCGCTTGGTCAGATGACGTTTGGCAAACTTGCATGTTGATGTTATGTCCCAGATCTGGACGAAGTCTTTGTCTTCCGCTTTGCGGATGCCACGCCCGATACTTTGGATGACCCTAACAAAGCTCTTACCGGGCTCAATAAGCACAAGGTTAAACA